CATTAGTGTTTTGGATGCAGCAAGTAAAGTTGCTAACACTCTCAATGAGACCTTTGATGATAAAACAGACGGCTTTAAGCTGGATGTTGATATCAAACGTGAACATGTAGAAATTAATGTACAAGGGTATAAATACCCGCTTTCCCCCACAATTGTTAAACAGATTGTGGCTCTTGCCAAACGGAATGGCAGTATTGTCCCTCTCACAAATTTTGTTAGAAATTTGATGGACAATCCAGATATGGAAATCGCAAGTGATTTGTTTGATTTCCTACAAACTTGCAAATTAGCATTGACACCAGATGGCCACTTTCTTGCTTACAAGAAAGTCACCAATAACTGGAAAGATTGCCATACCAAGAAGATTGATAATAGCGTTGGCTCACATGTTTCTATGCCACGTTGGGCAGTTACCCGTGATCGCAACAAGACTTGTGAAAGAGGTTTACATGTAGCTAGCTGGGGCTACATGAATGCTTACCCCGGGGATCGTATTGTCATTGTAAAGGTCAATCCCAAAAACGTAGTCTCTGTTCCCTCCGACTACAATAATCAAAAAATGCGAGTATGCGCATACCAAGTTATTCGTGATACCCAGCAACCTGAATTAGAGACCCAAGTATACGAAGATGCTATGGCAGCCCCTACTTCGCATACCCGGGTTCACCCTACCGATAGCAGCCAAACCAAGCGTAGCTCAGTACCCGCTAAAAAAGCGGCTAAAAAAACTGCTGCTAATAAAGCGAAAGCAAAAGTAGGGCAGAAAGGTAACGTACCGCACAACAAGAAATACAACAGTGAACGCGAACGTATGGATGCACGTAATGCTCGCCGTCGGGAACTTCGTGCAAAAAAAGCGGCTGAGAAAGCCAAATCCACTAAAAAGTAAGGTGTTCTATGAAGCAGGAAATATTTGATCGCACTACCTATAACGCTATGGTTGCTACTCTTGCAAAACCAGGCGAGGTTATCATCTCCCAGTTGACTCCGCAGCGAGCCCACATGTGGCATATGGCTACAGGAATTATGGGTGAAGCTACTGAACTGCTGACTGCGTATGAGAACCGTGATCGCGCTAATATGCTGGAAGAGATGGGGGATGGTGAATTCTATTTTGAAGGACTTTGCCAAGCTATCTCCACCTTCATTCCAGCACAAATCCCCGCTTTACCCAATAATCTCTGGGATGGCGTAGGCGCATGTGCTACAGCTCTTGTTGTAGCAGCAGGTGAGATTCTGGATATCAGTAAAAAAATCATTATTTATAATGATGATTCCCGGATCAATGCATTGAAATCTGAAATGCAAGTTTACCGCCGCCGTCTGGATGCGCTGTACCAACTTACTGGTATTAATCAGGAAGAGGCCCTTCTGCATAACGAACAGAAGCTTACCAAAGGCTCCAAAGCTCGTTATAAAGATGGGGTGTACAGCGATGAAGCTGCTCAGAAACGCGCAGATAAGCAAGAGTAGTTGTTCTAAAGATAAAGCCTATCTCAATGAGATAGGCTTTTATTTTGTTTTCTGATCCCATTTATTAGGTAAGAACCATGGAAAATAACAAAGTAATTGATATTGAGTTGTCACAGACCCAAGAAGATGGGTTAGTAGAGATGCTCTCTTTTTTAGCAGATCCCGACAAATCAATTTTTGTCTTACGTGGTTCTTCCGGTACAGGTAAAACTACCCTGATTTCCCATTTTATTGAGCGTTTGCCTGGGTACTGTAAGATGCTTCGTATTGGTGATCCAAATTTCACTGAGCCCTCTTTGCATCTTACTGCTACTACAAATCAAGCAGCTCAAGTATTACAAGATAAAACAGGATTAGAAACTCAAACTATCCATTCTCTATTGGGTCTAAGAATCCGCATCGACTACAAAACAGGAGAGGAGAGGCTGACTCCTACTGCTTCTGCAAAAGCTATTCAAACTGTCTTGGAAGGAACTCTTATTCTTCTGGATGAGGGCTCTATGGGTGGTAAAGAGCTACTCAAGCACCTTTATAAATCAATGGCTCCTTCCACTAAACTCATTATTATTGGCGATCCTGCTCAACTTCCTCCAGTGAAAGAGCGACGTTCCCCCGCCTTTTTTAGTAACTTCCCTCAATATGAGTTACAAGGGGTTGAACGCCAAAAGAAGGGCAGTAGCATTCTAGTTTTTGGTGATCAAATCAGAAAAACTATTGAAACAGGTCAATTCCATCCAATTATTTACAATAATAAAGACATGATTCACCTTCTCGGACCAGATTTTCAAAAACAAATAGACCAAGATTTTATTGATCCGGGTTTCAGCGAGAATAATAAGATACTCTCTTGGCGTAACAAACGGGTTATGCAATACAACAATTATGTGCGCAGCCTGTATACCAACAGCCCTGTACCTCAAAAGGGCGAAATCTATATTAACAATGGTGTAGTTACGGGAGCTGATCAGAGCATTATCCTAGGGAACAATGTACAAATCCGTATCGAATCTGCTAAAGAATCTTTCTACGGTGACTGTCAATTACCTGTTTATGAAGTACGCCCAACAAATCGTACACTCCCTACTCTTTATATGCCTCAAAATATTGATCAATACGAGGCACTGCTTAAACATCTCGCTAGGGAAGCCAAACAAGAAAGAAATTGGCGAAAATACTTTAAATACAAAAATTCCATTGCAGATTTACGTCCTGGAGCCGCCTTAACGGTTCATAAATCTCAAGGCAGCACTTTTAACAATGTGTATGTTGACTTGGGAGACATCGGTAAATGCGGTAACTGGAATGAAGTTGCTCGAATGTTGTATGTAGCAGTCACCCGAGCGAGTAATAAAGTCTACTTCACTGGATTACTGCCAGAAAAGTACTGGAGCGGTAAACATGAGTCGAACTATTAGTGCAAAAGAGATCTCAGTGCCCCCTTTTCATGTGTGGGCAGCAAATAAATTCTGTATAAATTTCTATGAAGACACATTAAAAGATTTCCATTTTAGCCTTCATGAGTTTCTATCAAAGTTAAATCGTGATACTGACTCTGTTATCAGAGGAGTAAGATATAAAGGTAAAGTATATTCCTACTTATTTCAATTTTGCGCTGAAATTACGATAGTAGATACCATGGATGCCCACCCCTCTGCTTTACCTTTTTTTAAAACTTTTTTTAAGTTACTGGAAGATTATGAACCAGAGTTGAGAGATTATTTTAAAACTGAACGTATTCTTTCTAAGACTATAAGTAAAGTGACTAAACATACTTCTGACCGTTTAGGTTACTATGTATTACCTGAAACATATCGTGGCTTACTCAATGAAATAGCTCATGATACTGTATTGACTTCTGGGGTAACTTTAGCAGAAAACTTTCCACATTTTGCTTATACACCTCCTTATGAGTTAACCCTTGCGGAATCCGCATTTATTTCAAGAGTAGATGAGCTCTCTGAAGAGTTTCATGAACGATTAGCAACACAGACTCTGCTTAAAAAGGTACTAAGCTAATGTCAGAAAATATTGAATTTATCGAGTACGGGGGGAATGGTAATTATAAAGTAGCCATTCTGATCAAGCACACGGTTATGACCCCAGAGAAAATCAGAAAATTCTATATTGATGATCTTGTAGAACTAGGTATCCCAGAAAAAGATATTCTTGTTGTTGCTCTACCTTATGACACCAAGGATAAGGTTTCCAACGCTACTATCAAAAACAACATCCCTAAACTTTTCGCTAATTTACGCAAAATGGGGATCAAATATGTGATGGTAGCGGATAGTAAGTATTTCGTCCCCATGGCAGGATTGAAAAAAGTGGGAAACACCCATGGCTATCGTTTTAATTGTGCTTTACCCGGATGTGAAGACATGACGCTTACTTTGGGCGTTAATTACGGTAGTGTGATTTATAATCCGAGTGTATCCAAAAAACTGAAGATATGTAATAAAGCTCTCGCAGATATCTATTTAGGGATCTACCGAGAACCAGGACAAACTGCTATTAAAAGTGCAAAACAATTAAAAACTCTAAATGAGATCCAAGAATATCTATATTCGTTACACAAATATCCTCGTATCTCCTGCGACATTGAAGCATTCAGTCTAAAATTTTGGGAAGCGGGTATCGGTACTATTGCTTTTGCTACCTCTCCTACCGAAGGAGCAGGGTTCCATGTTGACTACATATGTTTTGTAGACGCCAAAGGAAACTCATATAAAAGCGCAATAACAGGTTGTTATGGTAGTAGAGATTGCAACAATGACTACAGTAGAAGTGTCAGAGAGTTATTAAGAGATTTCTTCTTAGTTTATCGAGGTAAAATTTACTATCACGGTATCAACTATGATGCAAAAGTGCTTGCTTTTGAATTGTTCATGGCTGAATACAAGCATTCCTATTTCCCCCCTAAACTACAAGATAAAGCAACTAAAACTATGTTGCGAGGGGCGCACTGCACTAAAGTCCTTGCATACTTAGCTACCAATAATTGTGCGGAAAATAGCCTTGCTCTCAAAGATCAAGCTCAGGATATTTATGGAGACTGGGCAGAAGATGTCAAAAATATTCTGACAGTTCCCCTTGATAAGTTAATTCACTATAACATCGTTGATGCTTGTGCCACTCTACATATGGCCGATAAATACGAATCTATTGTTAAAGAAGAACAGTGGCAAATTTATCAAGAGATGTATGTACCTTTTTACGACATAGGAATTAATACCGAATTGAATGGTATGCCTATGCGGTACAGTATAATCGAAGAAAATAATAAAAAACTTAAATCCCGAAGAGATGCAATGGCAGAAAAGCTATTAACCTACTCTGATGTTGCAGAAGTAACTCACAGCCTCAAGCTGCTAAAGAAAGTTGCAGATGATGCAAAACTCAAAACAAAAGAACGCACCTTAGAGGAATTGGAGCATATCAAATTTAATCCGGGATCATCTGATAACGTAATTCGACTTGTTTACCATCATTGGGGGGAGCCTGTACTCAAAACCACAGACAAAGGTTCTCCTTCTACTAAAGCCAAAATTTTGGAAGGTATTCTTGCTAAATATGTAAGTGAAAATAAGCTCTCACAAGAGCATGATTACTGCCTTAGTAATGGGCAGGTTGTTGAAACTTACACTTACCGCGCTCAAATGTTGCATTTGATTATTCAAATCACTCGTGCAGATAAGATTATCTCTACCTTCTTTAAAGCCTTTTTAGAGGGCCGTAAGATTGATGATTCAGACATCATATTTTTGCATGGTAATCTCAATTCTACTGGCACTAAATCAGGCAGACTTTCCAGTTCAGATCCAAATCTACAAAACATTCCTTCAAATGCTGCATTAGCTAAACTGGTTAAAGAGTGTTTCGTCGCCCCTCCAACAAAAATATTTGGTGGAGCAGATTTCAGTTCTTTGGAAGACAGGATTTCAGCATTAACTACCAAGGATCCTAACAAGCTCAAAGTTTACACTGATGGTTATGATGGGCACTGTTTACGCGCATTTAGTTACTTTGGTGAGCAAATGCCTGATATTGAGGATGACACTGATGTAGAGCTGATCAACTCCATTCAAAAGAAATATCCTGCATTACGCCAAGACAGCAAAGCACCTACTTTCCTGCTTACCTATCAAGGCACTTATTTAGGTCTGATGGAAAATTGTGGCTTCTCTGAAAAGAAAGCCAAGATAGTTGAGCAACGTTACCATGATATGTACCACGTTTCAGATGAATGGGTAAAACAGCAGTTGATCCAGGCAGCCAAGGATGGCTATGTGACCTTGGCATTTGGCTTAAAATTGCGAACCCCTTTGCTCAGTGAGTACAACTTTAGAGGATCTAAATCAGGTCTTCCTAAAGCAGCTCAAAAAGAGATGCGCACTGCCGGTAATGCTCTTGGGCAATCGTATTGTCTACTCAATAATAGGGCAGCAATTGAGTTTGTTTATCGACTTCGCAAAAGTCCTTACGCCCATAGAGTATGGCTATGCTGCATGATTCACGATGCTATCTACCTCTATTGGGACGATGATATTGAAGTGACTCAATGGGTGAATAAAAACCTCGGTGAATGTATGGCATGGCAAAAATTACCTGAAATCCAACATCCTGAAGTAAAGCTTTCCGGGGAGTTGGATATTTTTTACCCAGATTGGGGCAGTGCAATTACCTTGCCAAACAATGCTTCACCGCATGAGATTAAATCAATCGTAAAGAAGGCATTGATAGGTAAATCTTAATTTAACTATCTGCTGTATCCCCATATAATCGAAAACTTTCCCAGTCAACAGACCAAGGGTGAAAAGATGCCTTATACCAAACCTGAACATTTACCTCTCAGTGTGGCCCTTTGGCTGACATTTGATGAGTATGACTACGTTGATAAGCAGAATTACATCAGCGCAACCTCACTTCTCAAGCCCACCAAGCAAACTATTCTTGCCGCACGTTACAGACAGAGCCCTCTTGCCAATAAACCAGATAATTTGATGCAGCGTTTCGCTAATCGTCTGGGTACTGCTGTGCATAACAGTATTGACATGGCTTGGGATGTGCACCTCAAACGGGGGCTCCAACTATTAGGGCACCCTGATAAGGTGGCAGAGAATACTGTTGTCTTTAATGAAAATACAGGTATGCCTTCCGACGAAGAAATTGCGAAACTTCGTGCTGAAGGTAAGAACATTATCATCAAAGAAGTCAGGATGTTCCGAGATTTCGGCAAATACATTATCGGTGGGAAAACTGATTTTGTTATTAACGGTGTCCCTGAAGATTTCAAAACCGTTAAGACATGGGCTTATGGTGATGAAGTAAAACTCAAAAAAGAGTTGATGCAAATCAGTATTTACCGTTGGTTGAATCCTGTAGCCATTTGGGAGGACCACGGAAGAATCATTCAAATCTTTATGGATTGGATGAAAGGACAGAAAATTCGGGCAGGTTATCCTCAAGAGCCTATTGTAGCCCATACTATGGAACTCCATTCTTTTGCTGAAGTAGAACGCTTTATTGAAGGTAAGATCCGCGAACTGGAACATTACATGGATCTGCCCGAAAGTGAGCTGCCCCGTTGTACTGATGAAGATTTGTGGCGTGGTAAGGATTCCATCAAGTACTATTCTGATCCGGCGAAAGCAAAGGATCCTAAAGCTCGTTCTACCAAAAACTTTGAAAATCTCCATGAAGCAGAAATGCACCGACAATCCAAAGGTAAAGGTGTCATTAAGATTGTCAAAGGCAAGGTAAAAGCCTGTGCATACTGTGCTGGTTATGACATGTGCCAACAAAAAGATGAATATCTTGCTGATGGCACCCTTTCTATTGAAGACGATTAAGGTATTAGCATGAAGCCATTTGATCAAATGACGTATCACCCTCTTACGGAGAAATTAGTAGACGTTCTTTGTGAAAAAACAGAAAACCGAGATCGTCACTTTTTTCGTATTCAGTGCTCCTACTTCTTTAGTAAAGTAGCATCAATGATGCGGGTTACTGTTCAAACCCCTGATCGTGGTGACATCCCTACCAACATGTATGCCATTAATTTGGCTATATCAGGGTATGGCAAAGGTATGTCAATGAACATTCTGGAAGATAGTATCATTCCAGGATTTCGCAAACGCTTCCTCAAAGAAACTTTCCCTGAAGTAGCGAAAACCAAACTTGCTCAACTAGCAGTAGAGCGCGCTCAAAAAACCGGACAAGATCCTGATGAAGTAGAATTGCCTCGCATTGAAAATGAATTCAATAATCTGGGTGAGCTCGCTTTCTCCTTTGACTCTGCTACCACTGCTGCGATTAAACAAATGCGTTTGAAACTACTCATGGCAAACGCTGGATCCATCAATATGGAGATTGATGAGATCGGCAGTAACTTATTGGGCAATGCCGACGTACTCGCTACTTTTCTTGAGCTCTTTGATGTAGGCAAAGTAAAGCAAAAATTGACTAAGAACACTGTCGAAAACCAACGGTTAGCTGACATTGAAGGGCGGACTCCTGCAAACTGCCTTCTTTTCGGTACCCCCTCTAAAGTATTTGATGGAGGCAAAGTCGAGCAAGAAGCCCGTTCAATGCTGGGGACAGGCTATGCTCGTCGCTCATTCTTTGGATGCGCAGACACTGCTGTCAAAACTCAGGATGCCAGTGTTGAAGAAATTTACGACAAACTCACCAATACCCAGTCTGCTGATTTTGTTAAAAAGCTCCGTATCCATTTTCATGATCTTGCTGATATCTCCTATTTCAATCTTCACATTATAGTGAGTAAGCCTGTAGCTCTGCTAAACATTATGTACAAAAAGAGCTGTGAAGAGCGTGCTGCTGCATTACCCGAGCACGAAGAAATCATGAAAGCAGAAATGAACCATCGCTACTTCAAAGTAATGAAGTTAGCAGGGGTTTACGCTTTCATTGATGAATCAGACGAAGTAACTGAAGATCATCTTTACAATGCTATCCGTCTGGCAGAAGACTCAGGCAAAGCATTACATCGCATGTTACGTCGTGAGCGCCCTTACATGCGTATTGCACGTTACTTAGCAGAACTGGATAGCCCTGTCACTCATGTTGATCTCATTGAAGACCTGCCTTGCTATACAGGTTCCGCTACTCACCGCAAGGATCTCATGGATCAAGCTATTGCGTGGGGCTACAAAAATAACATTCTCATTAAAAAATCTGTTAATGACGGTGTAGATTTCCTTAGTGCGGAAACATTAGAGAAAGTGAATCGTGAAGAGATGCCTTTCTCTTGGAGTACTCAATTGGCACACAATTACCGCAATGATTACGCCAATTTCTATGAGTTCCATAAGCTCTCCCAGCAGAAAGGACTGCACTGGATCAACCATCATCTTTATGAGGGGGAGAAAGGTAATGGTCACCGTATCAAAGAAAATGTGCTTACCGGTTGCTCAATGATTGTGCTCGATATTGACAAAGGCATGACAATTAAAATGGCTCAAAGCTTATTGAGTAATTACGCATACCATATGCACACCACTAAGCGCCACACTCCAGAACATAATCGTTTCCGTATTATCATGCCATTGAGCCATAAAGTCAGACTAAATGATGAAGACTTTAAGCAGTTCATGCGCAACATCTTTGAATGGCTTCCTTTTGATTGCGCGGATGAAGCAACTGCACAGCGTGAAAGAAAGTGGCTCACTTTTGATGGGGAGTACTGGCAAAACGAGGGTGAGTCTATTGATGCCCTTCTGTTCATTCCCAAAACCAGAAAAGAAGAGATTCTGCGTAAAGAGATGGCAGATCTCTCAAAGCTGGATCATATCGAACGTTGGTTTGTGCATAATTCACAGGAAGGTGATCGCTCTAATAAGCTGATTCGCTATGCTTTAATGCTGATAGATTGTGGAGCTCAGATTGACGAAGTACGTCACAAAGTTTCTGATCTAAATCAGAAATTAGCACAACCCTTGGAACAGGCAGAGTTGAACAACACCATCATGGTGACAGTTGCTCGCCGTCTCTCTGACAAGGCTTCCTCTTAACTGTTTTTTGACTTCACAAAAGGTTTTGCTATGAGTGATGAAAATGAAATTGCACCGGTATCTAATGATAATCTTGTGCTTATCTCAGGCACGTCAGGTACAGGTAAATCTGCTTCCCTTATGAATCTGGAAAACCCTGAAGGCGTACTCTATCTGAACTGTGAATCAGGTAAACGCCTGCCCTTCAATGCCAAATTCCGTAAAGGTGGTGACGGGCGAGTAGGGGTTACTATCACAAATCCTTACGACATTTTTGGTGTGTTTGAAAAAGCCGACAGTTTAGGCGCACACACCATTATTATCGACAGTATCACCTATCTCATGGATATGTTTGAATCCATGTATGTACTGACTGCGGAAGATACCCGTGCAGCTTGGGCGGGGTACCAACAGTACTTCAAGAAATTGATGCAAACTTATGTTGCTAAATCTAATCAGAATATCATCTTCACTGGCCATACTTTGGCTATCTACGATGAGCAACAGAAAGCATTAGAAAACAAAATCCCAATTAAAGGTGCCTTGAAAAACCAAGGCATTGAGTCTTACTTTTCTCTAGTGGTATCCACTAAAAAAGTAAAGCTGGATGACCTCAAAGACTACGAAAACGATCTTCTCAACATTACTGAGGATGACAGACTCGTAGGCTATAAACATGTCTTCCAGACCCGTATCACTGCTGACACTATTAATGAACGTATTCGTTCTCCTCTTGGAATGTTCAGCGTAAAAGAAACCTTCATTGATAACGATGCCAAACTTTTGTTTGATCGTATTCATGAGTACTACTCTTAATAAAACTTAGTAACGGAGCATTAACATGGTAGATCTCAGTAAATTCACTCAAGATGACAAAGCCGAAGGTGAAAAGGATACGCTTGGAGGTTTCCTCCGAGACTCCGATGCCACCAAATTCAAAATTGATGTGGCTTATCTAAGCCAATCTTCCGGTGGGGCCATGAGTCTGACCCTCCACGCTGTTGATGACAACAACAAGGAGTACCGTGAAACTATCTATTTCACTAATAAGCAAGGTCAAACTTACTGGGAGCGTGACGGTAAGCGTAATAACTTGCCCGGCTTTAATCTGATACAAGCCATTTGCCTGCTTGCAGGTCGCAAACCTCTCAGTGAAATGACTTCCGAAGACAAGGACATCAAAGTTTATGACTTTGAGCAGCAACGCGAAGTAGTGAAAACTATGCCAACTCTGAAAGAGTTGACCAATGCTGATGTAGTCCTGGGTATCCTTCGTGTCATTGAAGACAAAAAGAAGAAAAATGAAGCCACAGGTGTATATGAGCCTACTGGTGAAACCCGTGAACTCAACAAGATTGATAAGGTTTTCCGTGCTGGTTGTAACCGTACTGTGACTGAAATCCAAGCAGGCGAAGAAACTGGCTCCTTTATCGACAAATGGTTGGATAAACACAAGGGCCAAGTTCTTAACACTGCCAAAGGCAAAAAAGGGAACGACGGTAATGTAGGCACAGGTATGCCCACAGGTAGCGGCGATTCCGGCAGTGAATCCAATAGTGGTGGAAGTCTGTTTAGCTAATGGGTAGACAGATTTTTATAGGCATTGACCCCGGAGATAAGGGGTCAATTTGCCTATTGGAGCCTATTCAACAAAGCCTTGCTTTCTGTGAGACTACTCCACGTTTTTCTGAAATTGTAGAGTGGCTAGAAAAAGCAAAGCTGGAAGGCGACCTCCGTATGGCTATGGTAGAAAATGTGCATAGCATCCCGGGAGCTGCCGCAGGTTCTAGTTTCAAATTTGGCCGAAATGTTGAAAAGCTCCATAACGCACTTGAAATGGCCAAAATTCCAATGGACTTGGTTATCCCCCGTAAATGGCAAAGTACTGTTGGTCTTAAAACGAAAATCCCTAAAGACCGGATCAAAAAGGAAGTTGCGGCTATAGCAACACGGCTGTATCCTAATGCTCCACTTTACGGGCCTAGAGGTGGGTTATTAGACGGCAGAAGTGATGCCCTAATGATTGCCCACTATTGTTATTTGATCCATAAAATCAAGGAGTAACATCTCATGATGAAGGTGACTCTCTCTCAAGCTGAGATTCAGAAAGCCCTCGTACTGTACCTCAATCACCAAGGTATGCGCTGTACCGTGGAATCTGCAAACTTTGACTTTCTTGCCAAACGTACCGGCAATGAAGGGGTTGTTTGCACCATGGAAGTGGATCCGCCTCAACTGTGCTATAAGCACGACGGTGCTCTGGTAGTGGATGTAGATCTGGCTGTAGAGCAGCCTGAGAAGGTTCAAGTGGAACAGGTAGATAAACCCACCCCGGGTAAGCCTGAAGAGCTTGATGAAGAAAAACCAGTTGAAACTCAGGTAACAACTGAAAACGAAGAACAGCCTCCGGTGAGAGAGAGAAAAGAAGAGGAGCCTGCTCCCTCGAATCCAGCACCTGAAGCTGAATCTGACGAATCCACTGAACAGCAGGAAGAACCCGCAGCAGAAGAACCTACTGCTGAGAAACCTGGTGGTCTCTTCGATAAAGCAAAAGATGCAGCAGAAGAGCCTGTTGATAACGACAGCGCAGCTAATGCATCTTCGCTTTTCCGCTAATGCGTGCCGTCATTATGGCGGCAGGAATAACAGGGCTAGTTTTACTAGCCCTTTTTTTATTCATGCTTGCCAAATACATCATGATTGTCCTTCTGGTATTTGCAGTAGCGTACTTCCTTGTACGCATTTACAACTGGTGCTTTAGTTCGACCAGAGAGCACTCATCATGTACCACAGAGGATGATTGGTCAGAGCTCCTTCGGCAACTTCAAGAGGACTATTCAAAGAACGCCCGTCAAAAATAAGTGAATCGTAAATATTGTCCCAATTTAGACCACCTGCCAAAAGTGCCAACCCAATTGAACTAACTGGATGCTTCTGAAGTGTCTTCACCAACACACGTTGGTTTCGCAGCCAGAATTTAGTGAACATCACCAAACCCATATCATTAGCATACTGTAGCAAAGGATTAGTAGGAGTATCATAGTTAATGAATGTCTCCACAATATCTTCTACAGACTCTTCAAAACTCATCCCCTTATTTGCCATGTTGTGCTGATGTAAAGCATAGCGAGCCATGAAATCACTCAATTGGGTCATGTCACTCAAGAAGCCGTAAATAGGTGTGCCATGCTGTAATGTCGCCACACGAATCACTTTACGCGCCCTGAGTGGGATCCTCTCAGCAATTGGCTCCAATTTAGATTCCAATGTTGTTCTGAAACTGGAGTCCTCATCCAACACATAAATATCTTCTGTGATGGACTGGTATACCCCTGCTTCAAACAATGGACTAACTCGATTATTGGCAATCGCATCCTCTAACAGTAGCACGCGACGTTGCACCTCTGGGTCGGAAGCAATACGTTCATCCGCTTGCATTCTGAACTGGAGTTGTGACAACTCTGCGGTATCAATTTGATACTGCTTTGCTGCCTCAAGTGCTTCCACTTGCCATTTCAGAGCATTGATAGGCGAGATACCATGCATCATTAGAGTCACATAGTTGGACATTAAGTTGCCCACCATTACCTCAATGCCCCTGATAACAATGTTATCCTTGGCAATTTTCACAAACTCCTGCCAGTTGGTCTCAAGAGCAATGCCGTAACCACTGTTCAGCATACGAGTAGCCAGATTGTTAACAACAGCTCCTGCCCGATCCATGCCTTCTAAACCAGTTACGTCTTTGTAATCCAGCTGCCCTACACCAATCTTACGTTGCCCAAAGAATGTCTTCCAAACATCACGGTGAACGTACATCCCATTCCGCCCCCACACTCTGTTGATCTGGCTCTTCATATCATTAGGCAAAGAATTCCATGTCTCTTTTGCAATAGGATCTGAAGCATTCGGGCCAATCAAAATGTAGTTATGCGGATCTTTATGGAAGTTTTCCTTGAACTCCTTATAGCCTTCAAACACCGCAGCAGTATTAGCTTTACGAGATTCTTGTTGGTTGAGCATGGATACTTCCAGCCCAGCCATTGCTTTATCAAACGACTCATCCCATTGCATGATCTCCCTGCGCGTATCGTGAGCCATGACATACCGGTAATCCACTACATTACCTTCACTATCTGTTGTAGGGATCAGAGTGGTCTCATCCTCGCCCATAGAGCTATCTGCGTCCTGCATGATAGAGCGCATTTGAGCAGCTTTTGCAGCTTTGATCTTGTCGAACCTCACACGAGCTTGCGCCATTTTATCCTTATCTGAACGATTCTCTGGGGTATGTAAGATAGCGGAACCGCGAGCTGAGTCTCTACTCAGAGATACCATCCCAGAATCCAGCGCATACTCTCTGGAGTAGGGAGAGAAGACTGCATACAACTGGGTACCCCCATCTAATGGATCTTGATTCAGCTTACCCAGGACTCGGTAACCTCGCTCTTCCAGCAAGGGTAATTCATCTTTAGTAGCTACCTTATATTCAATATGTGGGTTTACAGTATTAGGGATGAAGCCTTTAATCATCAGCCCTACTTGACCATTGAAATTCTGTTGCAGCACTTCTTCTTGGGTAGCCCCGTGAGCTCTAATCAGGAAAGACAGTGACTCTTGATTAGCTAAAGCAAGTTCATGTGCACGCTGCTTTGAACCGCTATCGGTGTACTGTAGAGCATAAAGCGAAGCCAGCTTATCAATAAGCACCCTTGCTTGATTAACAGTCTGGGGATCAGGAGTTTCTAGCACTGCATTTCCTGCCAGACTGGCAATTAAAGTAGCATTCTGGGCAAAGTGACCCCTTTCTAATGGCTTACCTGTTGCTTGGAAATGCCCAAGACTTCTCGCCAATTTGCGATACCAGTTATATCGACGAGTATCTTTCCCCTCTACCGCGATAGCTTCCAGTGCTTGTAATGTATTAGTGATCTCAGCAGAGATTGCACGATCATTACCAAGCATCCGAATGATTTGCGGAATAGTTAAAGACCCGTCTTTCAGGGGAGTGCTCAGATCTGTCATCAGTAAAGTACGACCTAATGCACGACGTTGCTCAAAATCCGCTTCCGGGTAAAGTGAGCGCATGACTTTTGCAACATTGGTTTCAACTTCTTTACGCCCATGATCAAGGTGAGATTTCACTAAACGAGTGATGCTGTGTAACCGTTTAAAACGATTCCCCGGTCCAGTCAGTTCATCACTCATCTGTTTTACCCAGCTTTCCTTAACTTCGTTATGTCGAGTAGTAACTCTACGCATCACTTCTCTATAACCGTCAGGAGAAATCTGAGTGGCTCTCTTAGCAGCATTGGTAACTTTGTTGAGTACGGTAGGATTCTCCCGTTCTACAATATTTCTACCCCATGCTTGTAACGGCCCAATAATAAACTGTGCAGCCTGCTTACCAACCTTGTCATTGAAGCTACCGACCATGGTAGTAATTCGGCTTTGTGCATGGATCTGCGAATCAGAGAGCTCTTTACCTAGCTCCATCAATACAGATTGTGCATCTCCATTCAGAGGGGAACGCTGCAATAAGGTGTCCATGATCCGATTGAAGATGTCTGCAATCCGCAAGAATACGTTATCGCTACCAGAGTTATTCAAATCCCCATCATTAACAGGGATTGTTTTTAACTTAGCCATGAATGAAGCATTCGTTAAGCCAAATGCCATAAACTCATGGAGCATTGCTGTCTTGGAATGCACAGCATTAAACCCTAAGTACTCTTGGCTACTTTGGATACGACGCTTGTTGTTGAAGACGTAATCCATACGTTTCTTAGCAGCTTCATATTCTTTGGCCCATTCAGCCGGGGTCTTCACAGGGTCAATTACAGCACCTGTGCTATCCACGTATTGGTTCTGATCATTACGACTCATGAAGTCTTCAGGTTGGATATTCCCTTTTTCTCGAACCAACTCAAACAACTTACGCAACCGTTTGGCAGCTGGGCGGTCCGAATCAATCCCTGCGGCAGTAACCTTGTGTACCAATTCATGAGTGAACGCTTCTTGAGCAGACATTCTCAGACTTTCGATAGGAGAGCTGATGGCCCGCTGTACTCGAATATTCCCTGTAGACAGGTTGTAATCACCTGCAATACTGGAGCCTTGATCAGACAATGCCAGAGTGAAAGGCTTAACTACCTTATTCACAATGGATTCCAATACACCTTTCAAGTGAGCAGTGTGTTGAGCACTATCACGATGTGGTTGAGTTTGCTCAAGCATGTCAAAGGTGCGCAGAGTGGTATCTGCTGTCTGTTCGAGACGCACTACATTTTTAGCATTTGGCCCAAAGTTGATTGTTTCCACTCCTGCGGAACCTGATCCCAGAGTATCTATATCCAAAGAGCTCTCTATTTCCTGAGTACTGTATGCACCGGTACCCAGTTCAGGTGATTGATTCGCAAAAGAGGCATATTGATCGACATTTACAATATTGTCCCGGGCATCGAATAACTCTGACTCTTGCTCCAGATAGTTTTCTAATGCACCTCCATACTCTGCCAGACTTTCTGCTAAAGAAGTCTCAACAGCCTCCCCATCAATTTCTGTGCTTTCAAGAGATACATTCTCAAGCCCATTTTGTTCTACATAATTTCTCAGTTCAGCCATCAAATTCGCAAGACCGTTACCGATGCTGAAATCAGTGAGTACTTCATACGTAGCACTATTAAGTAATCGTGCGCCTTCATTAGTCTGTAGAACATTAAACGCTGCCGCATCATGGATATTGAGAGCAGACATTTTATCCATCACTCTCATCATGATTGCTGCGTCTAATTGGTGAATATTAGCAATACCACCTTTTACACCCGGTTCCTCAAGAACACGCACACGCAGCCCTGAGCTAAGTCCTTTCTTGCCGCCCACACTCTTAGCGAATCCCACTCTTACTTTTTTCAAATTATCCAGTGGGATGAGTGAGCTTTCTCGAAGTTCATCAGTTACGTAGTCAGGAGAGACGTATCGACGACGTAATTTAGATAGCAACTGTCTATGGGCGTAGCTAGTTACACGCTTTTCTGGATCTTCAAAGGGATTTTCAGCAGTCGGAGCCAGATGCATAAACTCCTTCAATACAGCATCAATTTCAGCGTTGGTTACTCCACGCCCTTCAATTTCCTGTATTTCTTCAATTCTATTGAATACTGCATGTCTATAGACTTTGTGAGCAAAGTTATAGATGTCATTGATTGTTTGACGGGTATCCATGAAGTCGCCGTACTTCTCCCGCATACCCTCAATCAGTGCCCCACCATAGGTACCTGCGAAGTTTCTTACGAATCTTTTGGTGTCCTTGCTTCGCATGAACCAGTTTTGAGCATTCGCTTTCTGGCCTTTATTAGTAACCATGAAACGCTTACTAAACAGTTCATAGAAGCGTACTGCTTGATCCTCATTTTTAGGACGTGGCAGAGGATTACGATCAGTATCCATAACACTGTACATGTCATGCATGATTAAACCCATTTGGGCACGCACAGTTTTCTTATGTTCAGCAGTAGAGTTTTTACTCACACTTTGAATCAATTCATTTAGTAGATCTAAGTTCTGATCCAGAATTGCCTCGGCTACCTTTGTTTTAATCGCACCCTCCCCCTGACCAAAAATCATGGTCATAAGTGGGTTTTTCGCGATATTACGTGCAGCGCCTGTCACATTACCATCAGCGTCAGTGTGAGCACCGTATTCCAGACGTTTGTTAAGGGCTTCTTCTAATGAATTAAATTTGCCTGTTACCAGACGATTTAATACACGCTTTAACTGGAAACGCCGACGATTGAAATATGCTTCGTTTGCTTCTCGCCATTGTTTGTTTGCTCTCAGACTTTTCTCAAGAGCCTGTGATTTTTGCACTTGCTCAGTAGTCATATCTCTGTTGAGAGAATTCAACATTGCAACAACAATGTCTTCATACGCATCGTTATTGGTAGATTCGCCTGAATACTCAAGCATATTTTCATAACTACCTTCGCGGAAGAAACCACCACGTTCCAGCAAATCCAACCGTTCCTGTACGTCTCCTCCAGGAATAGACATGAGTGCCAGCATCACACCGTTGTTTGTACCATCTACCTCTCGGAATAGATATGTAGTGAATTCACCGTTGCCTCTGGTAGCTTGAACATAGTTAGCAACAGCATGGATAGCCTCAAATGACCAAACTTTTTCACCACCGTCTTTGACTGCTTGAACAAGTGCAGCCTGCCCTTCAGTGGACATTTCACCTGAGCCTTCCCAATCCTCAATAGCATCAACTACGCCGCTATCTACTAAATTTTGAACAATCCTTTCAAATGCATCATCAACATCTTGTTGAGTTTGCATCTTCTTAGGTTTGCCTCCCATGGCCTCAATTACAGCCAACTTAAAGAAAGTCATGTGGGCAGGATTACTGACATTGATATCAGCTTTCCAAGATTCGTTGGCGATAAGGTGTCTTACCATTTTGTTATTTTGAGGATCAAGAGAGCCAACACGCCCAATCCGCAAAGTAGACCAAACCCGATGAGGAATAAAGAAGCGAGGATAACCATTCTCAGCCAGCTTCTCACGGAAAGCTCCAAAACGCTCCAGTGTACGCTCAATGGTGTTGTTGTTAGAGCGCGCAGTATTCTCTGCTTCTGGACGCATTCTGTTAATTTCTTCTTCTGGGACATAGCCACTGATCTCCTTCATCACATCTTCATCTAAATCAAAGAAGAGATGGGCTACAGGATTCTGCACCAGAGGGTTATTGTTCATCCGGTTCACTACATCCTGCTGTTCTGGTGCTACAGTTTGGATAGTTTTGCGAATAGGAGTATTACCTCTGTCTTTCACATTAGTATCAGAAGGCGGCTCAAAAGAGGGTAACTCAATAACATCGTTGTCCCCTACTACTTCTGAGTACGCTTCGGAGTGCAGAGCATAACTCTTACCCGGGAAGTAGATTTCTACATTTGGCTCATCTGATTTTATTCTCACAAAACTACGATCAACTTTTTGCCCAGATTCCCCCATGGGAACGCTTACACGATTTACATCAAATAAGCCATTGGGGTTCGCAGTAGAGTCATTGGCAGCAATAGCCAACAACCCCAACTGTTGAGCAAGTGCAGATTCCGTAATTGCAGAAGCACTGGGTTGCATTTTAATGCCCATACGTCGTAATGCAGTCGTACCAATAGTGTCAGCTGCTAGAGTTATAGGAGCACCGGCATTTTGCAGCAATGCGATCTGCTCAGCAGAGGGCGATACATCTTCAGGTAAGTGTAGAATAGCTGCGATATCCTCTATCGTGTTCAGCTCTGTTCCCTTACCTTGAGTATTCGCCCACTCATAGAATGCCAAGCCCAGCTTCTCTACAGCCTGCTTATTTAATGTGCCGTCTGAGTTACGAAGTAATGCGAGTGGATCGGATTCTTTACCGTGAGGATTGACATTTAATCCCCCTTCTACAGCCATCAGATTCTCAACTGAATTGGTAAAGTTATCCAAGTACTCTTGAACAGTATTAAAGAAACTGTTCTGGGGAGAAGTATTCCCTATTCTCTCCAACACCATCGCTTTAAATGTTTTTGGCCAACTACGACGATCCAGTTTCAATACATCATTACGCACAGTTTGCTTATAAATTTGGAACAACTCATTAGCGCGTTCTGCTCCAAACTGTTCGGTTAACACACTGATAGCGTCTTTTGCTTTACCATTTTTCTGTAAAACAGGGGCAACCTCATTTTCAATGAACGCACGCTCTTCTTCAGAAACGTCTGCTAAAGTGAGCGTTTCAGGATCTTTAGGGTAGTTCCTGATTTTCTTACCAGTCTGCTGTGTGGTGTAACCCTTTTGCTTTTTCTTGTCCACGTTATAGTTGTGGGCCGCAGTATCTCGAATAGTTTTCACACTATCTTGACTGCCTACATCAGAGATACCCACATAGATAGTTACCCCATTAACGGGTTTTAAGCTGTTGGCAGGAAGCCCCTCTTCTACCTCCTCCTGACGAAGGTTCTCTTCAGTATGTTTCGGATTAGGTAATTCATTGATATTCTGAGGATAGATATCGGTCAGAGAATCAAAATAGCGGGGCAATACAATGTTTTTAAAGTCAGCTAATGCTGCCTCTAGCATGTAAGCCTCTGCACCTTCTGCAATAAAGGCAAACTCATCCCCACCGTCTTTAAACGGGACAATGTGAGCCTCCGGCATACGCGCTTGCAAGTACTCGTGCATCATTTCAAGCACAGGAACTAATACGTTATCAGCAGCGTCATTGTCGTTGGTGAACATCTTGTTGAGTCCACCAAGGTTGGCAATATCAATTGCAGCGTAACCGACTTTATTGCCGGTTTCTTTTGCCCAAACCAATGCACGTTCAAGTGCAGGCACAGTTTCCTGTTTCAAGTAGTAACCGCTTAAACCATCCACATAAGGACGACTCACCGTTTCCATTGAATCACGGAAAAATTGAATCTGCTCTTTAGTTGCGTTTGGATTAGCTTTTACAAACTCTTGAATTGCAGCATTAATATCTGCTTTACGTTGAGCAGAAGGATCAATTAGGGAAGCATCCCCTACTTGAACTTGGCGTTCAGCTTCATTTTTTGTTCGTGGTTCGCCATGTTGCGCGTCCCGCTTTCCGAGTCTTCTTGGATCCGCTTCTGCATCTCGGCTTTCCTGTACTTCTCGGATTTCTCGTTCAATTCTTCCGGCGATGATGCCGTCAATGTCGGAGGAATCGTTTCCGTTTGATCCAGCATTTTGTACTTCCTCTGTCAATCTTGCGTATTCTGTTTTATCAGAAGGCACCCCCATACGCTCATCTTTCTCAGCGTCATATAAAAGGGCAGCTTCTTTACGGATACCATCTACAGTTCTCTCTCCAGTTACTTCTACTGTGCCAAAGTAAAAGTTAACTCCAGGAGTACTGGTTAGTTTAGTGTCAATCCCTAAATCTTTAGCACGCTTTTCTAAAGCACTTCTGGTGTGTTTAGGATTAGGGATCTTGTTGAAAGGTACTTTACGGTTATTGTCGATACCATCTTGAATCAGGTATTCATTAACTTTTCTCTGAGCTTTCACCATCAAGGTGTTAACCAGCTCAGTTGGGGCATTTTGGACGATAATAGCAAATTCGTCCCCACCATCTCTGAAGCCAATAAACTCAGCTCCATCTGGTAGCCCTTCTTTTACAGTGTTCTCAATGACCTTCATGATTTCTGCTAATACTTCATCAGCAGCATCATTATTGTCATTAAAGGCTGCGTTTAAGCCACCAAGATTTGCGATATCCAACCCAACATAAGTAATGCCTTCACCTACGTCCTTTGCTCGATTAATCGCACGGCTGACTGCCTGTTTGGTATCGTGCTTCAGGAACCAGCCAGTTAAAGGATCTAAAGGTACTTTTTTAAGGCTATTTAATTTGTCCTTGAAATCTTTGAGTCCTTTGTCACCCAGTGAACCCAGAATATCTTTAGCCTCTACTACAAGCTTATTAATAAAGTTTGTATTCGCTGCTTCAGGGGAGATATCAATATCCCCTGCAAGATAGTCATTACCTTCAGACTCTTTAGTCTGTTCTGCAATAACCTCGTCTACTAAAGCAATATTGTCAGTTTCTTGTTGGAGTTCTGCTTGTTGCTCAGAAGTCGCATTCTCAGGCTCCGCTTGCTGCGCTTCGGGCTGACGCCCTTCGCTTGCAGCTTCACCTTCAAATGCTTTCTTTAAAGCTGCAATACTCTTTTCAGATCGGGCTACAACACCGGAGTCAGATACATA